AAATCTGAGTCCCCTCCATTCCATTACGAGATAGGAGATGCGTTATTAGAACCTACTACTAAGTCTTTGGCTTTAATCCTGCCTAGAGGGAGTGGTAAGACTCAATTGTTTAAGACTTTCCTTATGCATAAGATTTTGTTCAAGAAACCAGATGAGTTAATGTTTATAGCTTGGGTGTCCGATAATCATAGAAAATCTATATTAAATCTTCAATATCTTAAACAACATTTTGCATCTAATGAGGTAATCCAATATTATTTTGGTAATATTGTTGGCGATAAATGGACAGAAACTGATATTGTTACTACTACTGGAGCAAAATTGATTAGTCGTTCTAATCTGTCGAGTGTAAGAGGGGAAAATTATCTAGGAAAACGATATGATGTAGTAGCTCTTGACGATACAGAGAGTGAAACAAATACTGTAACTCAAGATGCAAGAGAAAAAATTAAGAATATTGTATATAATGGTGTAAAGCCTGCTCTTGATTTACATAGTGGAAGATTAATATTTGCAGGAACCCCTGTCCATTTTGATAGTTTATGTCAAAACATATTAGATGGTTATGAAAAAGCAGAGAATAAAGATGATTATACTTGGGATGTGATTAGTTATAAATCTACTCAACCTGAAATGTCAGGAGGAGTATTGTGGGAGTCATATTTCCCTCGAAAAAGATTAAATGTGATGAAGAAGGAATACGAGGAGGCAGGCAGAATACATGGATACTATCAAGAATATGAGCTTGAGGTACAAAATGAGGACGAAGCAGTTTGGGGTAAAAAATACATAAAGTATTGGAAAGGATATTACAAACATGAAGATGGGGTCAATTACATCACTATTGAAGGAGAAAAAATTCCTGTCAATACCTTCGTTGGTTGTGACCCTGCAACGGATATTAATACTAAGACTTCTGATTTCTCAGTTATAATGGCAGTAGCTCTTACTCCTGAAAATGAAGTATATGTATTAGAGTATGAAAGACATAGGTCAATACCTACTTTAGCAGGCAGAGATGATGGAGATAATATTATAGGGAAAAAGGGAGTAGTTGATTATATAATGGATATGCATCAAAAATACCATTGTATATCATCTACTGTTGAGGATGTTGCTATGAATAGGTCTGTCTTTCAATCGTTAAATGAAAGAAGAAGAATAGAAAACAAATTTGATATTAGCGTTATTCCAGAGAAACCAGGGGGAAGAGAGAAGAGAAATAAGATATATTCGGGTCTTTCTGGTCGTTTTAGTACAGGAAATATACATTTAAGAGAAAATATGTTTGATTTAGAGCATGAAATTGTTACATTCGGCCCGAGAATGGCACATGATGACACCATAGAGACACTGTTTTATTCACTTTTACACGCTTTCCCGCCAAATATGAAGAAAAAAGAAAAAACTAGAGAGTGGTATAGACCAAAAAGAAAAGCGAAAGGTTGGTTAGTTTCGTAATGCATAAAGGAAAACCTCATGATATTTCTTTTAAAGGGTGGAAGTCTGGAGATAAAAGTCTAACAGACGCTCCTATTAGCAAAACTCAAAAAAGACAAGATTGGCTAACAAAGGTTACAGAAAAAAGTCCTTTAATAGATTGGATGTATCATTCACCAGAGGAGAGTTTTGATAAAACATTTGGAGGTGCTGCAATTGGTTACCGTAATAAAGGGACAGGGAATCAGGAATGGCTTCGTTCTATTGATGTAAAAGAATTATGGAAAGAAGCTGGTAAACCAAGAGTAAAGACTCATAATATGCAAGGGAAAATGAAAAGAGGTGCTTTTTTTAAACCTAGAGGATATAAATGGGATTATGGGCGGAAAAATCCTAAGACACTTTTTGATAAAGTTTTTGGTAGTGATAAAATTTTTGTTCCAAAAACGTTTGGAGAAGGTGGGGATTTAGGTAGTGGAATTAGTGAATTGGCTCATTCTATGAGATTTAAAGACCCTGAAAGATATTCTCAATATGATACAAGAGATGAAATAATGATGGGTAAAGGTAATGAACACGCTGGTGGATTTGATGCTACTCTTTATAGGAAAAAGCATACTGATGAGTATCAAACACATAGCGTTGTTGAACCAATGTTAAGACAATGGTTGTCTGAAAAGCATGGAAAAACAGAAAACGAATTTATGGAGTTAATGGATAATGGCTCGAATTAAAAAAGCTGAACGCATATATCAAATGTGGAATGCTTCTAATTGTGAAGAGAGGATTAAGTGGCAGTCAGACAGTCAAAAAGGATATGATTTTTATCTTAATGAGCAATTAACTCAAAAAGAAATAGAGACATTAAGAGAATCAGGTATGCCCACCTTTGAAATAAATAGAATTACTCCTATTATAGAAACAATGAAATATTTTGTTACAGCAAACAACCCTAAGTGGAAAGCTGTAGCTGTTGAGGGAAGTGATACGAATATAGCACAAGTTCATAGTGACATATCTGAATACTGTTGGAGTCTATCTAATGGTAAATCTGTGTACAGCAGCGTAGTGCTTGATACTTTGACTAAGGGAATGGGATATTTCTATGTCGATATTGACCAAGACCTTGATAATGGCAAGGGCGATGTTATATTTAGTAAAATAGACCCTTATGATGTTTTTCCTGACCCAATGAGTCGTGATTTTTTGATGAGAGATACTTCTTTTGTAATTATTAGAAAAACTTTAGCAAGAGAACAACTTAAAACAATGTTCCCTGAGCATAGTAGAAAGATTGCTAGAGCTAGTGAGCAAGGAAGCATTGAGGCTTACTCTCAAGCAGATAGAACTAATTCAGGTGCTGTAATACCTGAAGATATTCATACAACTATAAATAAAGATGGTGATTCAGATGATATAATTGCTTATCATGAATGTTTTGAAAAGGTTCGTGTTCCTTATGTAAATCTTAGTATGAAAGTTTTCCCAACAAAGGAAGATATTGACAATGTAAAAGATGTCGCTAGTAAAAAATTAAAAGCTTTTAAAGATGAGATAGGTGTTTCAACAAAAGAAAGAATTTTACAAATACAAAGAGCGTTTGAAGCTGGTGAGATTATAGAAGAAAGAGCAAATCTTGAAATACAGAAAGCTGAAGATGAATTAGTTACTAATATACAACAAAAAAGAGCTGAAATTGAATATTCTACTCAAGAAGAATTAAATAGAGTAGAAGAAAAGGTCGTAAGTAAAGAAGAGTATGATATTTTAATAGAAAATGAAGATATTGCTGAAAGCATTGTAGAATCATCTGATTATTTTGAAACTAGAATAAAATTAACTTGTACGCTTGGCTCTGACGTTACTTTATATGAGTATATATTACCAATAAGAGAATATCCTTTGATACCTGTCCCTTATCTATATACAGGTACACCTTATCCAATGTCTGCAGTGTCTCCTATGATTGGTAAGCAACAAGAAATTAATAAAGCTCATCAAGTTATGGTTCATAATGCAAATTTGGCTTCTAATCTTAGATGGATGTATGAAGAAGGTTCTGTCCCTGAAGATGAATGGGAACAATACTCATCTGCTCCAGGTGCTTTATTGAAATATAGACAAGGATTTACTCCACCAACTCCAATTTTACCTGCCGCTATTAATAATGCTTTTTATACTATTACGCAAGAAGGTAAAGCAGATATGGAGTATATTGCTGGTATACCAAGTGCAATGATGGGGTTTACTCAACATCAAGCTGATACTTATAGAGGATTATTAGCAAATGATGAGTTTGGGACTAGAAGAATTAAAGCTTGGATGGGGAGTGTTTTAGAACCTTCTCTCGAACATCTTGGTGGAGTCTTTAAAGAAATAGCACAATCTCATTATACTATTGATAAAGTATTTAGAATAGTTCAGCCTAACGCTGGTGGTGGTCATTCTGAAACAGAAACAAGAATTAACATTCCTATTTATAATGATTACGGGGAAGAAATAAGTAGATGGTCTGATTACGCTACATCTAGATTTGATGTTAGAATTGTAGCTGGTGCATCGATGCCAATTAATAGATGGGCGTTGTTAGAAGAATACTTTAGATGGTTTCAAGCTGGTCTTATAGATGACATTGCTATGCTTAGTGAAACTGATGTAAGAGGAAAAGAAAGTATAATTGAGAGAAAATCAATGTATTCTCAAATGCAAAAACAAATTGAGCAAATGGAAGAGCAAATAAAAGATAAAGATGGTACAGTTGAAACTCTTAGTAGGCAATTAGTACAAGCAGGCATAAGACATAATGTGCAAACTGGCTCTATGGAGACTAAAAAAGACGTTTTAGAGACAGAAGCTCAACAAAAATATTACAGAAAACTTATAAATGATGATATGAAAAAAAACTTGCATGATAAGAAGCAAGAGGAATAAATTCAATAACTAAAAAAAGGCTATAAATAAAATGGAAGAAGCACAAGTAGGCA